CGGTCATCACTTAGATTGCTCAATGAGATCATAGCACTACGCCTCACGCCGCCCATGACTACTACTTCACCAATCTTACACATAATGTCGTGACATTCAATAGAAGATAGCTTATCGCCATTTGCATTTTTAAATGTATACACAACAAAATTTAATAGGTCAACCAAAGGTGCAGGGCCACTAGCTCTACCACCAAACGTTTTTAATCTTGAGCCTGCTGGACGAACTTTACTTACATCCCATTTAGGGATCTCACCACTATACAGGAGTGCAATAACTTGACGAAGACCTTTAGCCCACCCCTCCTTACTATCCCTGATGACTACTGTAGTATCGCTATCGAAGAGCAAAGGCACATCTGGAAGCTTATTGATGAACTGCCTCTCTACACTAAAGCCCACGCCAGTGCCACAAAGAAGAATAAACATAGCCTCATCAAATGATTCTTTTGAGTCAACAGGCAGATAACTGCAGTTATACATACATGTATTGTCTCTTTGTGCAGCTTTACCTGCAGTCATCATAGACCGCATAGATGGCATAACACCTAAACTAAGAATGCTATCACGTATCTCATCTATAATTTTCTTTGTTTTAATGTTAGGCCTGATAATGTTGTCTATATAACGATCAACAGTTTCACCCCAAGACTCCCGCCTAACATCCTTGTCTAACCATCTGGCATAGCGACTAGTTGCAATAAATGTTTGATAGTCTGTTGGTAGTAAATTACTCATTAGTGATCCCTTACGTTTATGTTATAAGCTTTTACATCGTCTATATCAAAGATTAGATGTTCAATTAGGTCTCTTATGTCTTCTGTATGATGCGTTTCATACGAAGACAGTATATTGTTATTTTCCTCTACCTCAAGTATAAAAGTAGCACTAAATTTTCTGCTTGCTGTAGCCATACCTAGCAAGTTCCTTTTGTTTTGGTAAATTTGTTTATACGTATTACGTTACCTTCAGAGGTGTATAAGGGGACACTTTCTGATTCATCTGCATTTAGAATTTCTTGCATCTTATCATTTAGTTTATCTTTTAGTAAATTTATAATACTTGCTAATTCATTGTCATCATCGTCAACAAGTAATTCGAAAAAAGCACTCATACTAACAGCAACATGTAATGCTATATCTAGCTCATCATCATCAAGTATGTTATCTGGATCTTTATATATGCATGTTTCAATACGCCCATCCCCTAGGGGTTTTATTAATAGAGCAATATCTTCTATCCCTACTTCATAAGTCATTAACTTTTCCTTTGTGTCTTTAGAGGTATGACCTTTTGTATAACACATTCGCCTAGCTCTGTCAACCAATCTGTAGGTATTAACCTATTGGCATACAAGAAATTATTCTTTTCGCACCAATCTGCGTAGGTGGTCTTAGAGCCTTTATATAGCTTTCCCTTAAAGTTACTAAATACAAATCTAATGTCTAACTCAGGGTGCTGTTTTCGAATTTGCAAATGCTTATTTCTGTCCTCAGAATCAAATATACCTTTTGTCTCTATAAAGATACCATTATCTAGTTGAAAGTCTGGTGTATAAGTGCGATAGCGTAAGTCTTCCCACTCTATCTTTAGTTGTTCATAGCGTACAACCTTTTGACACCCTGCAAGCACAAGAGCAGTATTCTTTTCAAGACCACTCCTGTACTTAGCTTTAGCGTGAAAACGCTTATTAGGTTTCTTTGGCATCTTTATCTGGAATAGTTTCACTAACCAGTGATGTCTTAAGACGATCTACTAAGATAGAACCCACAGTAGATACACTATGTAATTGATACTCTAGTTGATTCTTTACTTTACCATTATACTGAATCTCCTGTAAGATCCCTGTTTGGTTTTCATTGAAGTCTTCTGAGTCATACTCAATGTCATCTAGTGTAATTTTAGTCATAGATATTCCTTTAAGTTTAATTGGGTATAAGCTACCGTAGGTGGAGTCTTACGTCCTTGATACGTCCTAGATGGTAACTCTAGATACTCAGGCCAACACGCTTTCTTGAATGAACAGAAGTTACACTCCCGACATAGTACCCTGTTACCTGTAGTCTTCTTACGATATGTCTCTGGTACATCAGTATAGTGCCGTTTTAGTGGCTCATCGTTTTCTAAATAGTCATACGTTTCTCTTATATTATCTAGAATTGCCTCAACGTCAGCATGTTTAGCAGATACATACTTGTGTTGCCCATTAGCTTTGTTGATCACCCACCAGCCGCCAACTTTCTTTCCAGCTGCTACAGCGTAGCCTACAAGTTGTGCTACGTAACCAAAAGGGTCATTAGCTTGTAGTGTCTCAAAGTCAACAAACTTATGATTGTAGGAGTAGTCTGACGCAGACTTAACGTCATCAACCCTGCCATCCATAATCAAATCATATTCACCTTTGATGGGGCGTCTACCACCCCCTAAGTCAAGTGAAACAAAATTGCTATCTTGGAAGACCACTTTTGCTGTTCTCAAAATACCTTTGAACACGGCCTCAACTATGTCACCTAACATCATGTTCATCATAAACTGATCAGGAAACGGCTCCTTTTCTTCTGGCTTATTCTTTTCAAACCATAGTTGGCATTTAGGTTTTCCAATGTTAGACATCCTAAGTTTAAACTTACCTCTTGGCCCCCCGTTGAATTGCTTATCTAAACCATCTTTAACATCAGAGGCGACATTATCCATCACCGCCTCTGACATCTCCGACTTGCCTAGAGTAGCATCCCGCATGAGCATCTTAATAGGAAGCTCAGCGGCATGATTTATCTCCATACTAAAACGGTATCTCTTCTACCTGTACGATAGCATCTAGTATCTGAGGATCTATAGATACAGAAGGCTTGTTAAGCTTTTTCCACTCGCCTAACACATAGTCGTTTGCATAGTCTACGTAGTCAACAAACGCCGCAAGAGTATCTTGATCTCCTGCCTTCATATCAGTCTTAGCGCCAGATGTAACAACAATAGTTGCATACTGATTACCTGATGGCATTAATTCTTTCTTAGAAGATAGCTTAATAGTATGCTCAATAGGTAGTAGCTTCTTAGAAGTAATAGTTTTTAGTGCTGCTTCTACTGACTTCTTACTTTCATTGTTTTTAATATCCATTACAAAGTCAATCTCTCCTTCGTAACCTTTAACTTCAGTACCTGAAGCGTCCACAGTTTTACCTAGCGTAACCTTGCCAAACAAAACTTTAGTATTCTTAATGCTACGAACTAACGCTTTAGTATCCTCGTCTGCAGCATTCCAATCTTTAATGAACTTACTTGGACGCCCAAGGTTAAAAGTACCACGGGTATCTTTTAAGTCGCCCTTTAAAGCAGAAACCATAACAGTCTTATGCATAGTACCTGCATCACTGTCCCACTGCGTCCACTGCTGACGCTGAGCAAATAGACGTAGCGTAGCTGTACGACTGTAGACCTCAATACCGTCAGCATCCTTGAGCTTAAAGGCTCCTAGAGGAACTACCACCTTTTCTTCTAGTTCACCATCCGCATCCAGACCTTCAAACATAATAGGCGACTGCATTAGAGCCAGCCGTGGAATACTAGGACCAGACGATCTAGACTCCGTAGCAGAGAAGCCCATAGCCTCTGCCATTTCTGCGCCAGAGAAATTAACACTTAATTCATTGCTCATTCTATATCCTTTCAAGCAAAATATGAACCGTAGTTGTACCACTAAACATCTTTAGTGTCAAGCCAATTCGGTCCCACCTTGGCCTCTAATAGTAGGGGAACATTCATCTCTACACCATAGTATTTATGTATTATTAAATCAAGATTTTCATTGATATCACTAATAACACTTAGTACCTCCTTCTCCTCATTAGGGTGAATATCAATCACCGCTGAGTCGTGTACGCTGTTAACCAAGCACGACTGTAAGTCCTTTAGTCTACTATCTATTTCAAGTAAGACTACAGGTACAACATCCCCAGTTGCAAAGCCCTGCACTGGGTAATTCTTTATTCTAGTAAAGTTAGTAGGGTTGCCGTTCTTCTGTCTCCACGTGTTAGGAAAAGCGTATTGCCTACCTGACGCAGTTGTTATCTTCTGCAGACGTATAGCCTCATCTCCTAGCTTCTTGTGCCAAACCCTTATACCCTGATACTTTTCAAGGAAGTGGTGGTAGTACGCTGATTCAGCCTTAGTCCTGCCATGTCCTGTAGCTCCGAACAAGGGAGCAAAGGTGTGTGCCTTGGCTTCTTGGCGAGTAGTAGACTGCCCTGCATCAGAGATAACTTTAGAGGTATAAGAGTGTACATCAAATCCTGTATTGATCTCCTCCATAGCTACAGAGTCTTGCGACAAGAATGCTGCAACACGAAATTCTAGCTGAGCAAAGTCGGCTTCCATTAATTTTCCACCATCCCAGCGCGATATAAACACCCTCTTAACTGGAAATGTACCCCCCCGTGGCATGTTCTGCATGTTAGGTTCACGCCCAGAGAATCGTCCAGTAGACGTAATATGTTGCGTTAAAGACACATGTAGTATGTCATCTGGTTTAGTGAAGGTATCAATACCATCAACAAAGCTTGACAAATAGCTAGACACCGCATTTAAACGCTTTAAGTCTCCAAGAAACTTTACTGCTTCATCCATTTTGTTATCTAATGCAGTAGCTCTCAGTACATCAAGTATATTCTTTCCTGTAGAAAATCCACTAGCACTAACCCAAGAAGCACTAGGAGGAAAGAATCCAAACCCTGCCATACTAGACTGCTTTTTAAGTTTATACCCTCTAGCGAGACAGTCTTTGCACTTGGTAGGTTTTGCAAACTTACTCCCATCCTTTTTTATTTTATATGTTTCAGAGTCACCTTTACAGGTAGGGCAAGTGTATGCCTCAGTACGGTACAACAGGTCACTATTGGCATTAACAATATCTTTTAGATTAGCTAAATTATTACAGTCATCAAAGAGGTTAGGCCAATTATCCTTTGAGTGCGGCTTACGACTGAAGATAACCTGAGACATCTGCTCTGGGCTGTTTAGGTTAACAGGTGTATCACCCATAACTTCACGTACCTGCATCTGCAAGCGCGACTGTATGGCTCCTCGCTCCTCTTCAAACTCTTTACGAACTGAATCTAATTCCTTACGATCTACCTTCATACCCGACTGCTTCATACGTGTTAGAAGCTTACATACTTCAAAGGTAATATCTCTAACCTTAATAAGGCTTTCCGACTCAGGGTCAGCAAAGTCCTTAGCTTGTTCGTGAAACAATGCAGTAGTAGTATTACAGTCAGCCTCAAGGTAAAAGGTTAACTCTGCCAAGGGTATCTCATCTGTATTGTAGCCCTGCTTAAAGTAACGCTTTAATGTGTCATCCTTTTGAAAATATAAATTTCTTCGTATAGCTGTATTACCAAGAGACATAGAGATTTTCTTAGCTACGCCGTTAGGTGTAATCTCTAAGTTGTTACCTCTAAGTAGAATACTCTCAGCCAACATAGTATCCCATATAGGGCCATCATACTTAAAGCCACACTCCCACAGCCAAGCTAAGTCATGCTGAGCATTATGCATAATTAGTAGCGTGGCGTGGTCAAGCACCTTTTGTATTCGCTTGGCCTCAATGCCTGACTGATCAACATATTCTTTGTGTTGCAGATCAAATGTCAAACACTCAGTACCATCGTCCACGTCACGTACACCTACGTTTACTAAGTGATTATCTGGCTCCCAAGGGTCAAGGAATAGCTTACCCTCTCTCTTCTGTGTTGTATTTTCTACGTCTAGTACAAGGCGCATTGAGTTCCTTTCTAGGCTAGGTATTGAGACCTGCCACCATCTAATTCACAATGAACAACACCGTGCCATCCACCCTTTAGTTTATTCTTAGCTACGTTAATATGGCGCTCTTTATCTTCATCTTTACCCTCAGTAACTTGATTTTTTGCAATCAAGAGCATAAGATCTGCCTCTGCAGCCTTACCTGTCTTAGAGCCTTCCAGCATAGATTGATCAAGATACACTTTGTCTTGGGCCTCTGCTGATAACTGGCTCATCCATATAATAGCACAGTTATACTTTTTGGCAATGTTACGTGCATGAATAGCTGCTGCCTTAAGATACACGTCTGACTTATCACTACTCTTTACAGCAAATTTGTCACCCATGTCTAAGATTACTATGTCAGGCTTACTATGCTTAATAATGTTTTCTACCCATTCTAAATCTTTTCCAGTACTATCAAACATACTTATCTTTTCACGTACCTTTTTATACCGTGCAGCAGCTAAAGCATAGTTGGATCTAATCTCATCTGTATCCATACTAGCAGCAGCACAGAGATACCGTTCAGCTACACGTACATACTCCTCCTCGTTACACAGAACCATACACTTAGCTCCCTGCTCAGCAAATCCATTAGGGGATGCAATAGTAGACGCATGGAAACTTGTCTTACCTGTGTTAGGCCTAGCACCCACAATGATGAAGTGACCACTACTGATACCATCAATACGCCCAGCTAAACTAGGTATGTTCCATTTCCACTGAGACTGTAAATTACCTGCCTCAAGGATTGTATCAATGCCAATGTCTGCCCACTCAACATTCATGCTAGGCATGAAGTTATCCTCATGTGAGTCTACTAACTGTCGCAGAGGTTCCATAGAGGTTAGCTTACCATTAACGTAGTCAAAACCTATGTTAGCTGCCTGTTCTCCAAAGCTCTGCCTAAACATACGTGACAAGACATCTGAAGCTACATCCTTAGACATAGGCTCTTCTTTATGTAGCTTGTAAAATAAACTTTCATATAGAGTTTTGTTAGCAGTAGTCATCGTGTTGTATTCAGAAAAGAATAAAGCTTCTAACTCTGAGGTAGATATAGTACGTTCATACTTCTCCATTGCCCCATCTAAGACCTGTTTAATCTTTCGCATATCCTTAGTGAATAGTTTATCTGGACATCTCCTACCTTTATGATCTTCGTAAAACTCCTGATCGTGTAGGGTTCTAATTAGGGATAATTCCATCATAATTATAATTTCTCCTTTCCATTAAGTTGGTTGATACGCATATTGGCATACCTTATTACTTTCTCCAAGTCAATGATCTCACTATCAGTTTTATTTTTACCCTCATACAATTTAAATCCCGCACGGCTACTATACTTAATTAAGTTGCCTCGCCAGAACTCAAAGCTATTACACATTATATAAGTAATAGGTTCAATGTCCCAACGTGCGTAGTGTTCTGGCTCATTTACTACATCATTATCCACATTATTTCTCCAATCTTAATGCAAACCACGACACAGGAAATAGTTTTTTCATACTGTTGCAGATATCATTTGCTACGAGCCTAGTCTCTAATTGTGTATCACCTGCACACCTAAGATTGCACATATCAGCGAATGCATCAAGACTACCTGACCAGTACCACTCAGTCATATGGTTAAGTGGTAGCACCATTCTTGCTTGCTCCTCACACACACCCATCTTAAGAAGGTACTTGTACTGCTTACCTGCCTCAATGCCTGACTGTTGTATCACACCATCCAAGGTACTGTTATAGCCCCCCATAAACATAGGAACTCC